CATTGAAACTGCCTTAGATTTGAGCCCCAAGTATCGCCCATACTTTGATGTCATTTATGACTTTCTCTTGACCATTGATCAATGCGTATTAGCCGAAAGTGCGATTGCCTATTGGTTTGACCCTAGCTTTGGATATACCGGCACATTTGATCAACTTGCCATCATTGATGGGCAATACGTGCTGATTGATTGGAAAACGTCTTACAAAGAAAAACCAGACTACCAACTTGCCGATTATCGCCAACAACTTGGCGGCTATGCACAAGCGATTGAGCAAATGTATGGCATTGAAATTGACCGTGCGTTATGCGTGATTGCCGTTTATGACCCAGAAGATCCCGAAAGTAAGCCATCGCGGCAGATCATTGAAGCCGATGGAGGGGAGCTAGTGGCACTGGGTGGCCTTGTACGGCAACGCACCGTACAGTATTTTGTTAACCACTACCCTGGCGGCACGCCTTTCACCTTGACGATGGACAAGGGATAGGCTACGCTAGGCAAGCCGCAAGGCACTTCCTAACTGATCTGACAATGGCCCGTCCTCCGTATAGTGGCGCAATCGACCTGACGCCCGAACTGCTGAATGCGCTCAAAGCCAAAGGCCCGAATGATCGCGGCAACTACTCTCTGGATTTTGCGTGCTGGGAAGCGCGTGAACGTCGCTCTGACAAATCTCCCACTCATACTGGTAGCGTCAAGCTCAAAGGCGATCGTGATGGCACCAGCGGCAAAGGCTATGCCTCTATGTGGGTGAATGATAGCGATGAACTTCCGTTTTGAGCTAATTGCTCGCTTTCTAGTTGGAGGGCTGCTGCTTGCTGCTTGCATTGCAGCGGCCCTTTCTTCCCCCATTCCTTCACCATGATCTACAACGACAAAAATCTACGCTCTCTGCAAGATTCTTCAGGAGTGCTTGCGCCTTTCCATGGAGAAAAACGGCGCAGCAATGACCATGGGAAAAAAGCCGTTTCGTTTGGCTTGAGCCAAGCTGGCTATGACATTACTCTGTCCCCGGAACGGTTTTTGGTTTTCACGCCCCCAGAAGAACAGCCAGTATTTCTGTGCCCCAAACTTAGTGATGTGATTGAGCCTGTGGCTGCCACTCTGCAAACCACAGAGGAAGGCGATTTCTTTTGGCTTCCTCCTCATTGCTCGGCTCTTGGTGCATCAGTGGAATTGTTCACCATGCCCACTTCAGTCATGGCATTTGGCTTTGGTAAATCCACCTATGCCCGCTTGGGCATTATTGCCAACATCACTCCCATTGAGCCTGGCTGGAGTGGTTATTTGACGATTTCCATTGTCAATCCTACGCCCATGTTTGCTCGCATTTGGGCCAACGAAGGCATTGCTCAGATTGTCTTTGTTGACTGTGGTGAAGTGAGTGTTCCCTATTCTGGCGCCTATCAAAACCAGGCTGCAGCGCCAATGCTGGCAGCAGTTTAGACTTACGGGCAGTCATTTGTCATCAAGTGGTTGTCAATTCACCAGTCTTGTCCCCCGATGCGAGTGCTCTTGAGCGCAAGTTTTGGGGGATTTGGACTTTCAACTATCCCCACTATGTCTTGCTTAGTGAATTTGACGACATCAGCACTTGGGAGGAAGACTACACCAGGCGACGTTCAACAAACAAACGCTCAAAGCGTTATCGTCTGGATTTTGTCCATGAGGAAAGCAAAGTTGGCATTGAAATTCAAGGTGGCATTTACACAAGAGGCAGGCACGTTACTGGCATGGGTTACGAACGTGATGCCACTAAGTACAATTTGGCTTATGCCGGAGGATGGACCATCTTCCTAATCACGCCAATGATGATCAACGACCTAAGATGGTACGAGCTAATTGCTGCCACCATCGCAAGCCGCCTTGGGAAGCACATTCCTGCAATAGAGCATCTGCCGCCTGAAGATCAGAAGCCATAGAGTCTACAGTTTGATGCAGCCTAATGTTGTCTAGCATCAAGGCTTGATAGGCAGTTTGCAGGGCGCCAAAAGCATCGACAAGGCCCTTTGTGCGCTCTTTCAAGGCCGGCAAATCATGGCACGCATCCACGGCATTTTTAGCACTGATCAATGAAAACTCTCGCTCAGGAGTGTGATCGAATGGTCCCATAGTCAAGAGAAACTTGCGGCCATTGTAACTGGCAATCACTGGGAGGGTGAATGGCATGAGGATTGTTGGTCGCCTTGTTTATACGACTAGGCTAGACAAGGGACAATGGTATCGGAACAGAATTGGAGGCGTGGAGGAGGCGCAAAAGCCGAAAAGCAATGGGTGGATCGCCCGTCGTCACTATCTTCCTCCATCGCCTAAAGGCTATCAGTGGACGGCAGGAGAGCCTGTGGTGATGGTCCAATGGACAGCGGCAGGATGGATGGCAACAGCCATTCAAGGCGCTCTAGAGGCCATAGAGCGGCAGGATGGCAGGACAGTAGCCAGGGTGGCGTGGGACAATAGAGGGAAGATTAGTGCTATCGTGCCATTGCAACGCATTCGCCCCTTATGGCTAGTGAAGGGCTAGGTTTTCGATTCCCTTTAGATGACGGCATTGGCAAAGTGGTTTTGCTGGATTGCATGGGCGATGATTTGTCTATTGTGAATGATGCAAAACAAAGCTATGGCCGACATGCTGAACAGTTTGGCGAGAAAGAGCTTTCTCTGCTGTCTTTCCTGCTGACCAATAATCACACTTCTCCTTTACGTGGAGCAGTATTGCGTTTCCATGTGAAGGCTCCTTTGTTTGTTGCTCGTCAGTGGTGGAAGCATACAGTGGCTTGCACTTATGTTGACGATCAACTTGGCTGGAACGAAAAGAGCTTTCGCTATTGTCTTGCAAGAGACAATGAATACTACTATCCATCCGTATTTCGCCAGCAATCAGCAAACAACAAACAAGCAAGTAATGGAGAAATCAATGATCAAGACGAAGCGCGTGCTGTTTATAGTCGTGCCGTTGGTATTGCTGTTGAAAGCTATGTTGCTCTCGTTGAACTTGGGGTAGCAAAAGAACAGGCTAGGGCGATTCTGCCGGCTTGCCTTTATACCAGTTTCACTTGGACATGCTCTTTGCAGGCACTGTTACATTTCATTGGCCTACGGAAAGAGCCTGGTGCACAGCATGAAATCCGCCTTTATTCCGACGCTTTAATCTCCCTTGTATCGCCTCACTTTCCAGCCACCTTTGGCTTGCTGGGCTCCACGCCTGAATGTTCTATCTAGTCCAACAATTTCCCCTAATACAATGAACGATCCAGTCAATCATCCAAGCCACTACACGCAAGGCTCGCAAGAGGCAATCATCACTATTGAGGAGGCAATTAAAAATGCTTCCACTGTGGACACTGGTTTCCTCCATGGTCAAGTGTTGAAATACTTGCTGCGACTTTGGAACAAGCAAAATCCAAAGCAAGATGCTCAAAAAGCACGGTGGTATCTCAATCGCTTGATTGATAAACTTGAGGCGATGGAAATGGAATGATCAGTGGCTGCACTGGAGGCAAACTATCTGCCTCCGCCAGTCGTCCTGCCATCCACGAATTGACCATCATCCATCGAAACAAGATTTCCTCACGCTCTTTCGACCACCATTCCTGAGGCCGCCAAAACTCCAGCAAATCATCACTAGCCTTGATCACATTGCAACGATTACAGGCTGGCACCAGATTGTAGCGAGAATAGTGTGGCCCGCCTTTACTTTTAGGAATGACGTGATCTAGTGTTAGCTTTTCATTCCACTTGCCACAATAAGCGCAACAACAATGGCCCAGTGGCCCACGAAGAGGATAATCATTAAAAATGGCCTTTCTGAATCGCTTGCGAGCATCACCTGGGCGTAGTTCAATAAGATTGTTGAGCAAGTCATCAGGGTGATAGGCCACTTCCATTCAGTGCTCGCTACTGCTCATAGCTTAAAGCAAAGTTGAAGGCCATCTTTCAGTTAGAATCGTGGAATGAAAAGATGAACCATGGCGGAACCAAGCGATAAAACTTGGCAAGAATGGCTGGGGTCGCTCACAAGTACGGTTACTGCTGCAATTTTATTGGCAAGTGGTGGCACTTTGATTGCCGTGGGGCAACAGCAAGTAAGAATCAATACGCAAATTGAGGCCATCACGAAGCTCGTTGATGCTCTTACGACAAAGGTGGATGCAAAAGCCGATTCCACGGAAGTACAAAGTTTAGAAA